ATGTCGCTTACCGGCGGTGGCGGTCCTGAAGGCGTCGACTATGCAAGGAAGCACGAATTGGGCGAAGGCATCCGCCCGCGGCCGTTTTTGCGTCCAGGGCGGGACGATGCAGTAGAGCACGCACCGCGCATCTTTACCGCTGAACTCGGCGAGAGTATCCGGCGCGGTCTGGGGGTTACCTAATGCCCAGCAAAGAACGCCAGATCCTGGAACGGGTAAAGACTCAGATCCAGAACGTGAACGGCTCCGGGTCGTACAGCTACGATCTAAGCTCATCGGATCGGGTGGTGTTCGGTGACCGGTTCGCACCTGAAGCGCTCCCGTGTGCCTACGTCAACCTGATCGACATCAACACAGCGCAAGACCCAGGGCGCACGGTGCTTACGCGGTACGATCGAACGATGCAAATCCAGATCGAAGCGTGGACGGCGGTTACCTCTTCGACGGCTGGGCAATCGATCCTGGAAGGGTGCGACCTTATGGATGACATCATGAGGGCACTAGAGGACGATCGCACGCTCAACAATTTAGCCCGCGACGTTGAGATCAGAGCCTCAGCGTTTGACGGTCAAGCGCACGAACGGCCAGGGCTTGCCCTTGCGATCATCGTGTGTTCTATTTTCTACACTGAGAGGGCAGGCGCGTGAGTTGGTATAGTTCATCCTGGACGCATAGAGCGCCGTTTTCAGTCGACAACCACGCTAGCGCGCAAGCCTCAGCGGATGTTTCGATTGTGCTCCCTAACGATTGGCCCGAATTCTGGGACAATGTGCAGGCCAACGGCAATGACATCCGAGTAACCCGCCAAGACGGGGGAACGCTGGAAGTGTTCGATCTTGAGAGTTTCAACGCTACGACGCGCGTGGGCACCATTGAAATTCAAGACAAGAGCCTAGTAGATCTGGACAGCAGCACGGCCGTGAGCGCTGTGGCTGGTTTCATCTATTGGGGGAACTCCGACGCTAGCAACGGCGAGACTACGTTTACCATCAACGGCAACGCTAAAACCGGCAGCGTAGTCGTGGGCATACCTGGGTCAGGTAGTCAGCGAACGGTCAACTGTCGGCCCGAAGCGCCAGGGGCTACAAACCCGCGAACCGAGATCGCCAAAATATCAGGTGAGGAGATTCACCTGTGGTGGGACCTGTCCGGGGTGTTGGCGCGGCGTCGAATGCCGTTCCAAAATAATACAGCGTTTGAAGAGATCCACAACGTTACTTACCAAGTAGACGACAACGGCAGCGCACAATCTGGGATGATTACGACGTCGGACATCCGCATAGCTAGCCCGTCTTTCGTTAGAACGACCATCAAGGCCGGGTCATCCGGCACCAATTACGTCGCTCGGTTGCTAGTTGAAGTGACCGGTGGCCGCAAGTTAGAGTTTCAATGCACTATCCGGGTTCAAGATCCGGTTGAACCATCATAATTAAAAGGGGCCCAAAATGGCATCGATCTATCACGGAAGAGGGGCCGCTGTCGGCATCGCAGAAGAGGACACATGGGGAACCGCCAAAAGCACGGCCGTTGGGGACGGCGGGGTTTGGCGTCCGCTCATATCGTCTGGATTGACGCGCACAATTGAGAAGGTCCCACGGCCCACGCTTAAGGTGGGCAGCGCGGGCGCTATGCGGCGTGCTCACTTTGTACAGGCCGATAATGCAGGTGGAACCTTCCAAATCGAGGCATCTTACCGGTCAATGGGCATGCTGTGTAAGCACCTGATGGGCGCTGTGGCGACTAGCGGAACAAACCCATATACCCACGTTTATACCTTCGCGGATGACGTCCCGCTGGGGCTGACAATTGAAAACGTACGCGGCACCGGTACCAGTGAGAAGTTTGAGGGCTGCCGTCTGAACTCCGGCACCTTCGCAGTTTCGGCCGGTGGTGTCATGACGTGCGAATTTGACGTCATTGCCCAGACATCGGCGACACGGGGCAGCGCCACGACGATAACGTATGGGGGAACTGATGCCCCGATTTTGCACAGTCAAGCGGGCCAGTTCACGTTTAACGGCGCGACCTATGACTTGATCGACATGTCGCTGGTAGTAAACAACGCCCTTGCAACACGGCAACACCTGGGATCAGCGGTCACCGCGAAGCCTCTTCGCTCCGACTTTCAAAGCGTTGAAATGTCGATCACCGTGGAAGTCGAGGACGCGCTTTACGCGGCGTTTATCGCAGACACCGAAAGCGACGCCCACATCACATTCACCGACGGAACGCGGTCGTTCCGCATTGACCTGCAAAACGCCTATCTGTCCGCAGCATCGGACCCGGTAAGCGATGCCAACGTGATCCGGCAGACTATCACGCTAGTCGGTCAATCAGACGGCACAGACGAGGGTCTGAAGTTGACAGTGATTAACGGGGACAGCACCGGTATCGGCAACTAAACCAAGCTCAAACGGAGGGAAACCATATGAGCCTAATTCACGCAATTAGAAACGCATCAATTGATGAGGTCGAAGCGGCCGGTCTTGTTTTTAGGGTTCGTCGCATATGCTCCGCAGACCTGGCGAAAGTTGGGTTTGCAGCGCTCGCAATGGCAACACCAGAAACCTCAGAATCAGACGCCGACATCGATGCAGCGATGAAACGACTGAACCCAAAACAAGCGGCTGACCTGGCAAGCCTTCAGGAAGCCACAGTAGCGGCCGGCACGATGGCAGTAGGCGACGGAGAAGGCCAATGGGACGATCTATTGTTGGTAATAGACAAAAGCCGTGAGGACGCTGATAAGGGCGTTCTGTGGGTTGGGTCGTTGCCTGCTGGCGTTGCGGATGTTCTCTTCTCGCGCATTATGGAACTTTCAACCGATCAAGATGAGGCGGCGAAACGCCTTGCCGGGTTTTGCGGAAAAGCCGGAGACGCTGCAAGTGGTGGGGGAGTTGGCGCGGATGTTCGGAAAGTGGCCCCATGAAGTGCTTGAGCTTGATCCCTACGAATTGGGGCTATGCGTCCAAGTGTGGGCCGAGCGGGATCGGTTGCAAAACCAAGCGCTGGACACAATTGCAAAACAGAACCTGCCCGTCTTTCCGGCGGTCATAGTCAAGGGGTCTTAGAGTGGCGTCGAACGTCGTACAAATGGTGCTTAAAATCAAGGACGGCGCTACGCCTGCTTTGGAGAGCGTAAGCGATGCAGCCGACGACGCGACCGCAAGCGCCGGGGGTGCTGCAAAACAGTTTAAGATCACCGGCGAATCAATGGCCAAATTTGGCGCGGCTGCCCTTGCTGCCGGGGTAGCCGTTGGGTCGCTCATTAAGAGCGTGGTCGACGCCAGAAACGAACTGATCGACACATCAACCCGAACGGGCCTAACAGCGGAAACGATCGCAGGACTCAAGTTAGCCGCAGAGGGATCGGGGTTACAGTTGGCAAACCTTGCAACCGGGTTGCAACAGTTACCAAAGAGAATGGCAGACGTAGCGCGCGGAACCGGTGAAGCTAAAATAGCGTTTGAACAATTGGGAATTTCAGTAGTCAACGCCGACGGTTCGCTTCGATCGGCCGACGATGTTCTTCGCGAATCGCTTAACGCATTGCAGAACGTAGAAAGCGCCACGGAACGATCGGCCCTTGCGACTCAATTGTTCGGTGAAGCTGGGACGGGTTTGCTCCAGGCGTTGAGCGGTTCACAGCTAGAGGAATTCGTCAACCAGGCCGAACGGTTCGGCGTAAAAGTTGGACCGGACGCGGCAAAGGCTGCCGGTGACTTTCAACGCGAATTGGCGAACATGGAATTAATGGCCGAAGGGGCGAAAGAAACGTTTATTTCGGCGTTTGGCGATGGGCCCGACTCCGCTGGCACGGTGATGAAAGCGTTTGGAGCGCTTACTATTGGATTGTCTACCACGATTAAGGTGAATTTCGATAACATGCGCCAAATTTTGGGCGCGTTTACTGGCCATCTTGGCGAGATTACGGGTGAAGTGGCTAACCTTGGCCGAGTGTTTGACCTGCTGGCTAACAAGAAATTCAAACAAGCAGCAGACATAGCAGCAGGGTCGGCCAAACGCATGGCCGATGCTTCGCTTCGAGCGGGCGATCAGTTGCGCGCTGGGCTTGGCGATATGTTTAGCTTGGCCGCAATTAGAAAAGGGTTTGACGAAGGAATGGCTGCCTTTAACGCGGTAACCGCGGGAACTGGGGGGCAGCCTCAATCAGGAGGCAGAACGCAATTACAGCGAGCCACCGAAGGCGCAGACACGGACGACACAGCAAAACAAAGCGCCAAAAAAGCCGACGATCAACTCAAGCAATTGCAACAGATGCTGTCAACGTTGCAGGGCGTAGAGAAGGGAATTGACAGACAACTAGACGAACTAGAACAACTTCCGCACGATGTCGCTTTAGCTATGCTCGACAGCGTTACAGGGCCATTACTGAAGCCGACAGAAACACTGCGCAACAGCCTATCTAAAATCCTCGGGCCGGGTGGAACGTTGATCGGAGCGTTCGCTGACATCGGAGCCCAGAACCCCAAACAGATAGCCAAAGAATTCGCGGGCTTTTTTAAGAACATCGTGCGCGCGTTCACAACCGTACTACCCGAATTGATTGTGATGATTCCGCAGGTATTGATCGAGTCGTTGCCCCAGGTGTTGGGCGGGTTGCTCAAGGCGCTTCCTAAGTTGATCGGATCCGTGGTGTTCAAATTGCCGGCCATGCTGATCAAGGTCTTCGGTCGGTGGCTGGTCAAATCGATCGGCGGGTTCTTCGACGTGTTCATCAACGACTTGCCCAGCAAATTCGTGAAGGGTTTGCGGCGATGGTTTAAGGGTGCCCTCCGCAAAATCCGAGACATCTTTAAGCCTGGCAAAATATTCAAGCCGGAAACGCAAGCAGGCCGCAGACGGTTGGCAGTTGCGACCCTTGGCGTCTCAGAGGTCGTGCGAGGCGTGCGCAAGATAGCCGGCAAAAAGCACAGCGGCGGGTTCATTGGTATGGATGGACTTTTCAACCTCCAAAAGGGTGAGCGCGTAATTCCAAACAGCGGGATCGGACCCCAGACAATCGAGGCAGCCGGCAACATTGGAGGGGGTCAAGTTATCAACATCCATACGAATGTCGTCGACCCAAACGCCATACGCCAATTGGGGATGCTGCTGAACCGGGAATTTGGCAGCAAAGGCCGATCGCGCGGAATGTCTATTTTCAACACGATCGATCCGGTTGCGGGGGCCGTCTAAATGGGCACGTCGAAAATTTACTACTTCCCAACCTCGCCCGATGTCGCAGGCCGTCAAGAGATAGACTTTGGCGAAATCATCAGCGACCTTCAGATCAGCCCCTATCGCGTCGTCTCCGATGCCGTCAGCATTGGCGGCCGGTTCTCACGGGTTGCCAGGCGGTCAGGAATGCGGGTGCGCATTGTCCACGAACGATTCACGGACCAAGCCTTAGCGCGGAAACTGTACAGCCTGCAAAGCCACCTTGAGGCCGGTGGTTCGATGTCGTTCGCGGTCGATTCCTCGAATGCCTACGCGGCCTTTGTGTTTGGAACGGGCGTGATCTTCTCAGGGTCCACGCCGACTTATACTATGGAACCGGATCTATTCAGCAGCTACGGCGGCGGTGCACCGACCAACGGCGACGTGATGCACGTGGAATCTTTTGGAGCCAACCCCCGGCGCGAAGAGGTAACGTGTAACAGTTTCCAAGCGCCCCTTAGACAGTTGCAATTGGCCGCTGATCTTAAGTACAACCACAGCAAGCCATTCATGATCCGACACCGTGACTTTTTCCCGGCGTTGTATTGGCCAGAAGATCAAACCAGCACGCCCATTCTCACGCACGACCGGCGCATCAATTACAACCTTGACATGACTCTGGAAGTGTACCCGGCACACCTGGCAACGATGGCAGGCGCGGCAAGTCAGGACGGGTTGCCGATTGGTGGAACGCTGCCGGACCCGACAGCCCAAGATCTCGACTCGGTAACCCTTGGTCCTCTGGGGTCGGCCGGCGCGGGCGTTGAAATGCGAGGACCAAAAGATCCCGACATCGCCGGCGCGGGCATGCCTGGCGCGCTTGATCCGTTATCAGAGGCCATCGCTAAGATCGAAAAGGTTCTCTAGTCGTGGCGTGGTCGGCCGATTTTATGGCGCGGTTAGGCATGGGTGGCGAACCCATGTTCGCGCTCGATTTTGCCGACGCGCCAAACCCTGACGCCTTCGACTATCGCCCGGAACGGTACATTCTGCACACCCACGGCATAGGGGGCGGCAACCATATAGCGCACGCGCTTAACAGCGTCTCAGGGCCTACACAGAGCGTGCAGCTACGGACCTGGCAGCCACACATCGGCGCAGTGCGGGCGACGTTAAGCGGCGTTGACCAGGCCTACTGGATCGCGCGGGTGATACCTCGCGGCATGTTGTGCCGGTTGAAGATTGGGTTCGCCGGCATGGAATACAGCGACTGGGGCGACGTTGGGATCTATCAATACAAAGGGATCAGCGGAGCGCGGAACAATTGGCAGATGGAATTTGGCGACTTCTTCGCGTACCTTCGCAGCCGTTACGCATCCGCCAGCTATGACGACCTGTTCCCGGACGCCGGCGAGCAAACAGAACTAACCGCCAGTTATGCCACGGGTGACACGTCGTTGACTGTAGCGAGCAATTCCAAATTCACGATGGATTCCGATTCGGGCGCGCGGGGTCTGCTTCAAATGAACCCCGAAAGCGGCGACCCGTTCTATCTCAAATTCTCCGCTACGCCGGGGTCCACTACCATCAACGTGGACGCTAGCGACGTCATAGGAACGACCCGATCAGCGATCACGGTGTCGGGGTCAACAGACCACCAAGTCACCGCGCTTGGATACGTAAACGATGACTTGCCAGACATCATGGAAAAGCTATTGTTTCGGAGCACGTCAAGCGTCGGAACGATGCCAACCAATTCAAACGTTGGTTTGCACTACGACAGAACGCAAGTGGACCAAGCTGACTGGGTGAGGCATTCAAACCGATTCGCCACGGCCGGCGGGTTCACCGCTGACTTTATAGCGTCGCAACCCCTGACGAATCCATGGGCGGCGATCTCGGATTTCTTCGGGTCGTTTGGAATGTGGTTAGTCATGAGGCAGGGCGCACTGTCGTTCCGGGCCGTGTCTGATATTGCCGCGGATAGTTCGCACCCTATCTTTATCGATGACGAGATCACCGATGCCGACATAGTGAGCGTGGAAAATCAGCAGCTATACCACCCGGACGCCCCCGAAGAGTTTATACAAGTTACGTTCCCGCTGACGGCATACAGCGACGAAAGCAGCGCAGCCACAACGATGCCAGCGAACAAAAACCACAGCCACAGCAGCAGGGCGCACGTCTACGATGTCGGCACGGCCACGACCAACCGAAGCAACGCCAGCGTCCATCTGCGCAAGCGCCTATTGAAGTGGTACACCCGGATCCCGATGTCGATGACCTTAAACCTCGTAGGATGGCGCTGGGCCTCTTTGGTTCCGGGCGACGTGGTAACGGTTCGATCGGACTACATTGTCGATCTGATGTCTCCTGTGGCGTCTCTTGTGACACAATACAAGAAACTCGATCGCGTTACGTTCCTCGTGACATCGGTAACCCCTGATTTCCTAAACTTCACCACATCGGTCGAACTGGCACGGCTGCCGGATCGGCCCAATATCTACACATAAAGGATCGGCCATGGCTCAAACATTCGACGGAGCACAATTTCCTGACGCTTTGCGGTTCACCCTTGGGGGCGTAAACGTAGCGACCCAGGTGGTGATTCCCCAAACGGCATCAAAAGTGACAATCAAGTTCAGCACTAACGCCGGGAAACTAGCATTTGAAGGCACCGACGGCGCAGCAATTAACGCCAATTATGCGGACATCAGCGCTGACGCGTTCGCGGAACTTAGCTTGGCCGACGGGATCCGGGAATCCAAAGGCGTGGGCTCTATCTTTGTGGCGTCGGCTACTGGGTCAACTGTCTGCACTTGCATCATCGAGGGCTAAACAATGCGCGAATTTGGCGGCAATTCTTTCTCTAGCCTGACAGTTACGGGCGATCTTGAAGTACACGACACCACCACGGGCAGCGCGAGCACCGGCGGATCGCTTCGCCTGTCTGCGAACGATGGCGCGCCCATGGGCGACAGTCACCGGCTGGGGGTAATCGAGTTTACCGGGGCCGAGGACAGCAGTAATACGCAGGTGGTAGGGGCTCGCATTGAGGCTCTCACCGATGCAGCCTGGACGAACGCCGAGAATGGGTGCGCGTTGTATTTCTACACGACCGACGGCAACGCGTCCCAGACGAACGTGCTTAAGATCGACAGCAACCAAAAATCAACGTTCACGGGCAACGTGCAGGTGAATGGCAACATTGATCTGACAGGCGGTTTGTCGTTTGATGCGGGAACTGCGGTGACGTCGATTGACACGGACCTGTCCAGCGTCAGCGGATCGGATGACACCTTAGCCAGTGCTAAAGCGGTGAAGGCATACGTTGACAGCGTGGCCGGCGCGGCGGTTGATCTGACTTCAGACGTTACAGGCACGCTACCAGTCGGAAACGGAGGCACCGGGGCGACCACGCTAACCGATGGCGGCGTCTTGCTGGGGTCAGGCACCGGAGCGATCACCGCTTCGGCCGTGCTCGCGAACGGTGAACTCTTGATCGGTGACAACAGCGGCGATCCCACAGTGGCCACACTAAGCGCCGGCGATGGCATCGACATTACCAACGGCGCGGGCAGCATTACAATTGCAGCCGAAGAATCGAGCGCCAGCAATAAGGGCGCGGTGATTGTAGCCGGTGGCACCGACTGCACTGTCACCTATAGCAGCGGCACAGCAACCGTAGCAGTCGACAACCTGGGAACCGCCAAGATCACAAGCGGCACGTTTGCCGATGCACGGATCGCGGCGTCCAATGTTACTCAGCATCAAGGATCGATCACCGGAACGGGGGCGCTGAATAGCGGTTCGATTACTAGCGGGTTTGGAAACATCGATGTCGGCAGCAGCACGATCGACACAACCGGCGCAGTGGGCACCGGGAACCTGACAGCAGCCGGCGACATTATCGCGACCGGTGGCGATCTCACCTTGGGAACGTCAGCAGATAGCGCCGACGCCAGCGTCAAGGCCGCCGACGAAAGCGGAACCGATACGGCCGGTAAGAAGCTGGCGATCCAGGGTGGATTGGGTACCGGTAGCGGGGCATCGGGAGCAGTTGAGATCAGCGTCGGCGTCCCAGCGGGCAGCGGGTCAAGCGTACAATCGGCAGCCCTTGCCGTTAAAGTAGAGGCGGCGGGAACGTCCACGTTCTACGGTGGGACGGCGAACTTGGCGAATGATTCGGGCGTCGGCGAGATCGTGACGTTTGGAACTGAAGACGGAACCGATACCCTAGCCGCGGGCCGTTTGATGGTGCTCAATTCGTCGGGCGTTTGGAAGTACGCCGACGCGGACGCCGAAGCAACAACGATTAACCTGCTCGCTATTGCGCTCGGAACGGCTGTCTCGGATGGTTTGCTAGTGCGCGGTTACTTTAAGCTGAACACGTACATAGAGGGATCATTCGCCAAGGGTGCGCCTTGCTTTGTGTCGGAATCACCGGGCGAGGTGGATTTCACAAAACCCAGCGCGGCCGGTGATTTTGTCCGCATCTTGGGCCATGGAACGGACACCACAAACGTGATTATGTTCAACCCCTCCGGCAACTGGATCGAATTGTGAGGGTGAAGCATGCCTGATTACGCGAAAATTAACGGGATCGAAGCGGAAAACATCGTCAAAATCGACGGCGTCGAACGTGCCAGCGTTGCCAAATGCAACGGCATAACCACACCGGCCACCAGCACGGGCGCGACGCGGTGGGCTATTGCGGGCATGAACGGCAATTTCTCGTATGCGTCAGCGTCGGATCTCACGAGCTGGACCAATTACGATAGCTATAACGAAGGGAGCGGCAGCAATACCGACGGCGACGGGGAGCATATCGCATTCGGGAAAAACGGCAGCGGAGCGGGTATCTACATTGCAACCCGCGCCACACACCTCAATGGAGGCACCCAAACACGCGAAATTCACGTGTCCACGAGCGATATTACTAGCACTTCGGAATGGAGCAACGTCGACATCGACTCCGACTCGGGCTCGATGAATGTAATTATGCACGTGCATTGGGGCGCGCGCGCCGATGGTACAGCCGCGGGCACCTGGATGGCAGTCGGTAAACAGGCGTCTCAGGAAGCGTTTCGCAGTATTGACGGAGGGGCTACCTGGTCCGCGATTGACCTGTCCGGGCTTGCCGGTCATGACGGCGGGAGCGCAAACGATGATTACTTAAACGCGATCGCGTCGGACGGCCAAGGCAATTGGATGTTCACCCAGGACAACCGCATATACAGCAGCACTAACGACGGCGCAAGCTTTGCAGTGTCCACGCCGTTTTCAACCAATGCACCCGGCCGCGCGCAAAGCGTAGCCTACACGATTGGTAACGGTTCTTCGGCGTCGTCTTGGGTCGTGGCATACAGCCGATCAAGCGCGATTCGGTTTCGCAGTTGCGACGCGTCCGACATCACCGATTGGGGCAACGAAGTAAACGCGGACGGCATGACACACACCACGCAAAACGGTGTATGTGTCAAAATGGCGGCCGGCGCTGGGCACGTGGTAGCGATTACCGAAGGCAGCAAGGTCCTGAACTACTTTACGGTAGACGGCAAAACGATCGGCACAATTAACAAGGTGACGCTGACCGACACCGGGCAAGCCAAATGTATCGCCACCGACGGCCACACCTTCGTGATCGGCTGCCGGAACGGGGATCTCTGGTCTAGTACCATTGATGACCTGTCCAGCTGGACCCAGCGCCTTGACAACTTCAACAGCGGGGGCGACATCGTAGGCGTTACCTGTGACGTCGTGTTGCCTGTCTGATGTCGTTGGTCGTCTACTTAGATCGGCAGCATAGCGGCAAGCCAGGACGCAAAGCCAAGGACCGGGGCGCGTCGGCTGACATTGACGGCGACGGGTTGATCGGCATTGAAGAGCGCGAAGCGATGATGACCGCGCGGTATCTGCTCGCGTGCGAAATTGCGCTGTTGCAGATGGGCCACACAGTGATCCCGATTGCGGATGGGTGGTATTCGGACCGCCACCGCAGGGTCAATCAATACGCGGGAACGTTTCCGCCTGGAACGGTGCAGGTGTACTGCTCGGGCCACATTAACGCGGGCGGGGGCGACTATGGGGCAGCGTTCTATTCCTACCAGTCGCGAACCGGCCCAGAGTTAGCCGCGCGCGTGGCAACCCAATTGCGGATGGTAGCGCCCGAATTGAACGGGGTTAAAAGTATCGCCGCGCGGCCCGATGACTGGACCCGAAACGCCTACGCGACGATTGGCGGCGTGGTTCAGCCGATCTGTCTTTGTCTCGAACCCTTTTTTATAGACCAACCCAAACACGCGGACTTGATGACGCGCGAGGGCTTGACCGCTGTAGGTCGTGCCATTGCGAGCGGGATCGACGCGTGGGCTAACACATGTGAGGTGTAACCATGGCAGCGATTTTCAATAGCCTTTTCAATAAGACCGAGCGCATTAGTTATCGGCGTTTGCTGGTGTTTGTTTCGGCGTGCGGTTTGCTTCTGGTCGATAAGCTGACCGGGGACCAGTGGGTGTACGTGGCGATTGCCTACATCGCAGGGCAGGCCATGCCCGCGGCAATGAAAGCGATCAAGGCGAACCCATGACCGAGTCAATTGGATGGATATTGGCGGCCGTGGTTGCTGCCCTGGTAGCGGCTGCCCGTTTGGTATCCAAGCCAAAGAAAGCGCCACAACTGCCCCAGAAGCCACCCGAAGACGTCGGGGCGGCCCATGCACGGGACGCAATAGAAACGGCAGCACAGCGCAACATGGGCGACATTGACAACGCCTTGAAGGGTGATGACGCGGTCGGCTCGCTCGCACGGTTGGCAAATCTTGCCCAAAAGCGGCGGTTTTAATGTTGGGCGCGCTGCTGCTGGTATCGGTTGGATCGGCTGGTTCGCTCACCGCTCCGATAGTGTCGGAGGCTTTCCCCGGTGACTGTGATCAATCGATCGCCATTCGGGCCGGCGATCCCCTGCACTCTCCGATCGTCGGCTCGAATGGCCTTGCCGCATGCAACGCGGTTGCAATGCCCCCGGCTCAGGTGGCCTATCTGCTGAAGTTGGAAGAATACCACCACGCCCGCGAACGTTTGCACGCGCTCGATGTCGAGCTACTGAAGACCGAGCGCAATTGGTATCGTGACGAACTCGCCACACAGTTGCAGCCGGTGCCGTGGTATCAAACAACAACGGCCGCCAGGTGGGGCGGTCGGCTTGAAGTGTTAGCGGTTGCCGCTATCTTAGGCGCAGGAATGGGTTACTATGTCCACAGGTGAAGCCATGACGACCAAATTGCTAATTGCCGGGGTGCCGTTTTTGATCTCCCTGGGTGGCGCGTTGTTTACGTTGGAAGCAACAGCGCAAGCAACCGACGAGATCGAGGAACGCGTGCGCGTGCTCGAAGTCAAGGACGCAGAAAGCGGATCAACCGAAGTCATGGTTAAGCAAAACACCGAACGCCTAGAACGCCTGGAAGCCATAGTCGAAAAGATGGCCGATCAGCAAATTAAGATGCTGGCCAACCAGGCCGCTGTATGCCAGAAACTCGACGCTAATTGCAGCCGATAGCCGCGCAAAGTTTGGGCCGTTGTTCGTCCTCCGGCCCGGCCCTCACCGTTTACGAGGCGGTTTGAGGGCCCTTGCGCGCCATGGGTGATCGCGTTTGATCGCATGGGTGATCGTTTTCTAAACGCTGGACGCAAAGCCAATTGCAAAGAATCGTATTAAAAACCCTTGCCTTGAATATTCCGCTGCGGTATAAATAAGGTAAGGCAAACAAGCCGACACCAACCGAGGACGAAAGACAATGAACACTAGGACCGGCCGAAAGCTCTACATGCTGAACACTACCAAGACAGAAAACGGTTTTTCGTTTACTTTGCGCGAGTTTACTCAAACCGCCGAGCCACAAGAAAACGGGCACTACGGTGTCACCGTGACCGTGAAACACAAAGACGGATACCGGAGCCGAGCCCGCGCCGCATCTGCCGGCGTAAAGTGGAAAATGTACTTTAAGCGCGCCGTGTAAGCCAACCCGGCCCCCTACGGGGGGCCACAACCGAGGACAAAACATCATGGGAGCCAAACTACTTTTTATCGACGGATCGACGTTTACCCTTCCAACAGGGCACACCATCAAGCGTGGCATGTACATCGACATCTACGTCGAACACATTAACCGCTACAGCGGCGCAATTATTGAAGGATGGTCTAAGACAGGCCGCACGCTTACGATCCGGCGCGTCATTCCCACATTGCGCGGCTCCCATACCGCCGTAGACAGTAACGGGAACGCGGTCCGCGTAGCATTCCGATATAACCGCAACAATATTGCAATTACTCTGCGCCTTAACGCGGATACTGGCGAATACGAAAGCAACGAATGCCACGGCATTAGCACCGACTTGGAACCGTTGGATAAGTAGACCATCAACCCGGCCCCCTACGGGGGGCCACAACCGAGGACGAAAAACGATGTCTAAAGACACGAAAACAAAGAAGCCCCAGAAGCCCCAGCAGCCTGAGGAATTGGGACCCCTTGCGGAGCATCGCAAAGAGCAGGCCGAAATTCTCGCAATGGCGTTGCGAAGTAGCGCGCACCCGTTGAAATAGGAGCTAAGATGACGACGAAAGAAAAGCTGAAAGATTACGCGGGGGCGGTGGTTATCGCTGGGCTTGTTGTTCTGGTTATGGTGCTCTCATGAATGGCGATTCGAGATACATCGACGAACGTCCGGGATCGTGGGAAATGGAACGATTGGAAGAGGCTGGGGCACGGATGCGCGCGAGGGCGCTGCAACGGGCGCAAGAAATACCCGCGCCACAAAAACAGGACCAGGAAGCCGAAGAACCGAAGGAGGGCGAATAGTGCCCCTCTATGAGTTCAAGTGTCCCCAGTGCGGGGCGAAGGTGGAGCGCTTGCAAAAACACAGCGACAGCGCGCCACAGTGCACCAAGGACGGCGAAACCATGCAACGGCAGATCGGGCGCACGTCGTTTAGGCTGCTGGGTGGCGGCTGGGCGTCGGACGGGTATCGGTAGGGGCCAATAGCGCGACCGGGAGATCGCGCGCGTCATCGGCTAACGGGGGCCGGTGGCGCTTTTGGCAGGCTTTGCGTCCAGCGTTTAGAAAACTATTTTCACAATTCGTATCAAATAGGGTTTACACACAATATATCGACGGGCTATAAACGTAGTGGTTGGCAAGGGAGCCAACACAAACCGAGGACGAAGACATGGACCCATCAAAAGCATACGACACGCTCATTTCAGCAACCTACACCATCATTGGTAGGGTTATTGGCGCGGGTTATTACGATCCGTCCGCTCCAAACGTGGATTTGCAAATGGCCGCTCGCCTGTCGGCCATTACGGACGCCCAGACTAAGCCGGTAAAGCGTTCACGGGCCAACGCTGGCCAACTTGCCAAACAGATCAAAGCAGAGGATTTGCGACTGGTTCTGTCTCGCCGTAACGGTGGACCCAATCCGGTCGGAGAGTTCAGCGAGGAGCAAGCTAAACAAGTGATCACGGCCATCAATACCATCGCCAATTTGGCATCTTGACCCCGCCCCCAACCCGGCCCCCTCCGGGGGGCCAAAACCGAGGACGAAACAAATGGAAGCAATTCTAATGTACCGCAGAGCGCACCCTGACGGCCACGGGCCCGAAGTGGTCGACGTTGTGTGTCCAGCATGCAGCGAAACCCGAACGCTCAACTATCACGGTTGGACAGAGGTGAAGTGCAGCGGATGCGGTGAGGACATCACCCGCCCAGACGATGGGCTTCCGGCAGTAAGCCCGGCCGACGCGTTCGCAATCAAAATTCGGGTGATCTGCGAAGGCATGGAAACCGATCACCGGGTGATGACATCACCGAACGGAAACGAGCCCGACGGCTACGCCTCGCGGCTTGACGTTTGGGTCCGTTTATTGTCGGACGCTATAGCGCGTTACGATGACTCACAACCAAAGCCATTTTAGGAGGACGAACGACATGGCACCAGCAAAAGCAAAAACAAACGAACCGATCACAATGGACGCGCTACCGGCGGGATCCGTTGTTGAACTTCAGGGCAAACAGTACCCGACTCACGCGGGCCTGCTGGCACTGGCACACGCTCACGGGATGACCAGTATGCAGACGGACGTGCTGAGCTATCAGGACGGTGAAGCGGTCGTGAAGGCGACCGTGGAAGGCAGCCGGGGCACGTACACCGGACACGGCGACGCGAGCCCGGCCAACGTGAACCGGAACATTGCCAGCGCGGTCCTGAGGATGGCCGAAACTCGGAGCCAGAACCGGGCGATCCGTGCTTACCTGGGGCTCGGTGCTACTACCTTAGAAGAAATGCCCCCAGAGGCCCTTCAGGGCGGCGGCAACCGTCGACCAGCACCCAAGGCCCAGAGCAAGCCACAACGGCAGGCAGACGCCAACACAGCGCCAGCCAGCAGCCCATTAGACGGAGTGTTCACAGCGTGCCCCAAATGCGGCGGCAGAATTTGGGATAACGGCAAAAGGAAGCAGGCGGAGCCCGATTGGCGCGGGCCGTGGTTCTCGTGTCGTGACAAGGACGGCTGTGGGTGGGCTACCTGGGACGCACCAACAGCAGCAGCGGAAGGGGGCGACGATGGGATCCCTTTTTAATGGTGACACGCTCCAGGCCGCGCGGCGCGAGATACGCGAACAAATCGACGAGGGGGTAACGTGCCCATGCTGCGGGCAGTATGCGAAGCGATACAAGCGCGCGATCCATTCAACGATGGCGCGGTGGTTGATCTGGCTAGTTAGGGAGTCGAAGCGGACCCCTGGCGGTTGGGTTGACATCAAACGCGCCCCGGTTCGCGGTGGTGACTATGCGAAGCTAGGCCACTGGGGGATGATAACTCAGGCCGAGCCAAGCGGAGCCAGTAAGCGATCGGGACTGTGGCGGCCTACCGAGAAAGGAATTCAATTCGCGTACAGTGCGATCCGGGTGCCGTCCCATGTGTTTTTATTCAATGGCACCGTCGACGGATGGTCAAACACGACAGTCGACATCCGCGAGGCCTTAGGTCATCGTTTCGATTATCTCGAATTGATGGGGATCAACCCATGAAGACCGGCACATTGATGCGAGGTAAGACGCCTTTGGGCGTGTTGGAAGTTGTGTGTTCTTGGGACGTGTCAGCCAAGGAGATAGCCGAAGAACTGCACCGGCCGCGCTCGGTAGTGTGGCGAGCGATAGTGCTGCTGAGACAGCGCGGATGGGTCGAAGACAAGAAGCCGCGGCGGTGGAATCAGATAATAAGACCCACCGAAGCAGGCCGCGCGGCGTTGTCGCGGTTTTTGGCAGGCGGTAAAGATGACAGGTGAGGCAATGGCAAGCAACTCGATCGATCCGCATATGCTGCCCTTGGCTGTGCTGATGGCGATCGGCACTACCGATGTCGGACTGTGGGACGATATCAGGATCGCGCGCGCGTTCGATGTCCTACCCAGCGAGGCGCGGCAGGTACTGAACGATCTGGAGGATTGGGGAATGCTGAGGGCTGACGGCCGCGAAAACTACCACATCACATACCGGGGAACGCAGAATTTGCGCGTCTATTTACCCGGCGGGATAATCCCGAAAGCATAGGAGGACGACATGAAGACAGGAACGATATTGCGAGTGCTCCGGCAGGCGGCAGGACTCACCCAGCAACAGCTAGCAGAACACACCACAGCGCACGGTCTAAAGCAGCCCCGGATCTCATTGATTGAGGCAGGGCAGGCGATGCCCTCAGCGGTTCAACTGGCGGTTATGCTGGACGCTGTGAAGGCATCGGACGATCAACGGTTGGGGATTTTGCGGGGGTTAAGCCGTGGCCGGTAGCTGGGTGGAAATCATACGCGACACGATACCAGGGCAACCGGTCCCAAAAGGCCGGCCCCGGTTCTACATGCGCGGCAAGTCGCCACGGGTGCACACGGACGCAAAGACGAGGGCCTTTGAGTCGTTAGTCGCTCAGGTGTTAGCCACCAGCCCCCAAACCAGGGGGCAACCCCGGCCCATGTGCCCCGATCGGTCACCGGTTCGCGTTGACATTGTGGCCATCTTTCAAAGGCCGGTCGCAATGCATGCGCGCAAATACCCTGATTCGCTATTGCCGCATGCCTGCAGACCCGACCTGGATAACGTTATCAAATCTTGTGTTGATGGCATCCAAGCCACCAACGGGTTGATATGGAAAGACGATGGCCAAGTTCAATGCATCCGGGCCGAGTCGTGGTACGCCGAAAAGGGCGGTATTCCACGAACCGAGATCGCGATCTATCGGTGGAACGGTTAAACCTTACACTGTCGGGGTAGCTCCCCGATTGAACGCTTTGCCTGTAGTGTTCCGCTCCCCCGCCCAAACGGGGGGGCGCTTACAGGCACAAACACACCAAACAGGAAACAGGCAACATGAAGCAATGGCACCCCGTCCCGCGGGCAATGATTGACGACGAATTACTAAGGCGGTGGGACCGCGATAACCCCGCGCCGGATCTAGTGGTCCACATGGTTTTAGTGTCTCGCATACTCAGCGGGAACCCATGGGGCCGGGCCAAATTAGCCGCCTGGTCAGGGCTCACAAAACACTCCGCGACGAAGGCAATCAAGGCCGCGCAACAGTGGGTCAATGAGTGGAATTCGGGCACTTTTCAGCCAGTAGACGATCGAGCACACGGGCAGCAGTCACCAACGATTACCGACAGTTACGGCGACGAATCGGGCAACATTCGGGCAGAAACCGGGCACAAATCGGGCACAAATCGGCATCACGCGCGCGGAATTACAGATACAAACACAAAACAAAACAATACAGATCCATCAATTAAACCCGTCGGAAACGAACAAGTCCGCCAGCTATGGGCAGACCTCAACTCACGGCGAGCCATTGACAAGGGCGGCAAGGCGCGCACGCTGAAGCTTACGCCGCAGATAGCGCGAGCACTGCGCGAGGCGTTGACGTATTCGCAGCCGGTGGATGTGCTTAGGGCCTATGAGTGGTTTCTAACGGCAGCCGACGCCCGATGGTGGCAAGATAACGGGTGCGACTTGGTGACGTTCTGCAGACAGAAACACATTGGGGAGTTCATCAATAAATCGCAGGAATGGACCCCGGAGATCGAAGCAAAACAACAGGCTGAAGCGGCCAACGTGATACCATTTTAAGGAGGACGAACGACATGGCAACGACAGAAAAGGTGCGGGCAATGCTGCGCACGTATGGCAAAAACTACGGCAAGCCTGAACGGTGGGCTGACGATGCTTTCGGGCTTTGGTTTAACGCGCTGAAGTCATACAGTGACGAGGACGTTAGCCGCATAGGGCGCGACCTTATGGCTAAACGCCACAGAATGCCTACTGTAGCGACGTTTCTGGAGGTACTGAAGGCTGACCCCCTGACGACGCGCCCGGAGGCGGCACAGGGCTGTGGGGCGTGTTCTGGCACTGGATGGCGTGAGGTGTCTTGGCATCGATGGAACGATCAACGGCTGCAGGTCACCAGCTACGCGGCTGGGTGCGACTGTCCAAAGGGGCGACGGTTGACCGGTGGCGCAGCGCTTCCATGGTCGGAGGTTGTCGAGCGATACAAGGCCGACCCCAGCACCGAAGCGGTCTACCACACCACAGCAGCACACCCGGCGCTAACGACTGAAGAACGATATCACCCTGACATTGTGGCGCGGCTCCGCAATCGGTAGCCGTTAGCGGTAGACCGGCGCGGCGTCGGCTGATACCGTAAAGCAAACAGGGGGCCACCAATGGAAGCGATAGTGGATCAACTAATGGCGGGGGGTCACCTGGGGCTTTTTGCGGCGTTCCTTGTTTGGCAGTTCATCGCGTTACAAAAGCGGCTCGATCGGTTGGTTGAATCGTTCCAATCACAACTGAAGGACATCAACGACAATTACGATCAGAGGCTGGTAAGCATGCGCGAGCGATACGACACAGTAATTCGCGAGGCTCGCACCGAGCGTGACGCCGACGCGCGCGAGTTCATGGCGACACGGGCCAAGATTCAGGAACAGATAACCGCCAAGCTTGATCGGCTGATTGCGACTGTTAAGAATTGACGGGCGCGGTGGGAATAGATAAACTACCACCGTGGGACGTAAACACACTGACGAAGAAGTAAGGGCACGCCGTGAGGTCGTTGAGGCGTGTTTGGTGCGGGGTGAATGGACCCTGACCAGACAGGCCCAGGTGGCCGATCAATTCGATGTGAGCCCCAACCAAGTCAGGAAGGATGCGGCGCTGATTCGCCGGGAGTGGGCAAGCCAAGACCAAGAGCAAACGACCGAGGAGATCCGTAGCGATTGGCGGCAGCGGGTGCAGGCCACCATCAACCAGGCCATGGACCTGGGGCACACCACCACGGTGGCCCGGCTGCTGGCTACTGAAGCGCGCGTGTTGGGCTTGGAGGCTCCGCAGCAGGTGGACATCCGGGCGCAGGTCCATACCATCGATGACGCGCCACGGCTGGCCGCTGAGCTACTCAAGGCGCTGCCGGCGGCGTGTGACTTGCTGGGGGTTGATGCACCGGCGCTGCCAATGATTCAACAACAGGAGGACGAATGATGTCGGAGAAAAGAAAACCAGAAACACCTACCTCGATGCGATTGCCGCAGGAATGGATCGATCGTGCCGATGAGGTAGCAGAGAAGCTGGAGAACGGGGGAGAGTTGGCAGCATTTGGAACGGTGACACGGGCGACCGTGCTTCGGCTGGCGTTAGAGCGTGGGCTCTCGGGCTTGGAAAGTGACGTCTACTACAACGCGCCGGGCTGGGTGTTCTATCAGGGCCCGACGTTGACCAGTTCTATCGAGTGGCAATTAGAGCGAGAGCGAATCAACAAACACAACGACGCTATTCGGTCAGGCGGTATATGCGACGGGTCGTGCGGTGGTCGTTGCGGCGATGTTGCGGCGATAGTTAAAACCGAAGCGGACATAGATTCAAAGTGGTCAGTCTTACAACTTGATAGAAATCAGCTTTCAAAGTCTACCGAATGAAGGCAACACTATACCGGGGCGATTGTCTGGACGTGCTCGCAGCGATGGAGCCCGAGAGCGTGGACGCTATCGTGTGTGATCCACCGTATGGATTGGGCTTCATGGGTCGCAAGTGGGATGCCTTGCCGCCGGGCGTGGACTGGGCGCGGCTATGTCTGCGGGTATTGAAACCGGGCGGTCACCTTGTGGCGTTCGGTGGGACGCGGACGGTTCACCGACTGGCGACGGCTATCGAGGATGCGCAATTCGAGATCCGCGATATGATCTCTTGGCTGTACTGGTCGGGGTTCCCGAAGTCGCTCGACGTGTCGAAAGCTATCGACCGGGCAGCGGGCGCGCAGCGGCAGGTGGTGGGCCATCAAAAAATGACAGGGACAGCAAGAAAAAGAATCGACGGCGGATCGCACGGGGCAGCAAGAACAAATGCTGCGGATGATGTAGAACGTATTGCAACAACGATCGAGATCACAGCGCCCGCCACCGAAGCAGCCAAGAAGTGGAACGGCTACGGCACGGCGTTGAAACCCGCACAGGAGCCCGCTGTGCTCGCGCGTAAGCCGTTAGCGGGTACAGTGGCGGGAAACGTAATGGAGCACGGTACAGGGGCGCTCAACATCGACGGGTGCCGGTTTGCGTATGGTGACGAGGCGTGGCCGGGGCCATGTGATGGCTCGAACCCCGGGACGGTATACGCTGGCGACTTTGGTAAAAACGGAATTCTCAACCAAGGAACGCGGAAAGTTGACTGCGGCGGCCACGACTTAGGCCGCTGGCCCGCCAACATCTACGCTCACGCGAAAGCATCCCGATCAGAACGCGAGGCAGGGTGCGAACGGTTGCCGGGTCGAACGGGTGCAGAAGCCACAGACCGCACAGCGGGATCGGCGGGGCTGGACAATCCGAGGGCGGGCGCGGGGCGCACGGCGGACAGGGTGAAGAACCACCACCCGACGGTAAAGCCGATCGGGGTGATGCGGTGGCTGTGCAAGCTCACCGGGGGCCAACGGGGATCGGTGATTCTGGACCCGTTCATGGGCTCAGGTACCACGGGATGTGCGGCGGTGTTGGAGGGCTTTGACTTTATCGGGATCGAGCGTGAACCGGAGTATATGCAGATATGCGAAGCGCGGATCCGGCACCATATGGGGGCGCTGTTTGCTCATGGCGTGCAAGTCATCGAGACAGACAAGGCCGCAAAATGAACAGCGCGGCCCAGGTGCTGGCAGCGGCCCCAGCGTTAGAAGCATTGGCACAGCTACGAGCAGAACACCCGTTAGCGTTCGCCACGTTGTGGCACAATGAACCACCACGAACCAGCCAGCGCGCACCATTGCAGCGGGCCGGCGTTGATTCGGTTCTGGCTGCTGGCGGTAATGGTAGCGGCAAGACGGAACTGGGCGGCCAAGTGGCGTGCGCCGTGGCCATGGGGCGCAGTCACCCATCGGTGGCAACGTGGATTAAGCGCAACCAGGTTGAACCGTCGCTAATACCGCCGAAGCCTGGGATCGTGTTGGCGTCCTCGCTCAATTCTACGATGTCGATCAACATTCAACGGGCAGCGGTGGAGCGATACGCCCCAGCGGGTACCGAGTGGCGAAACCGTGACGGGCCGGGGTTCAGTGAGGCTCGATTTCCCGGCGGGGGTCGGGTGCGGTTCCTTACCAACGATGCGGGAGCAAGGGCCATGCAGGGGTATGCTGGGCACTGTTTGTGGCTGGATGAAGAACACGACGAATCGATCTATCGAGAAGGGATGCAACGGCTGACCCGTCGTGTGTGGGAAGGCCGATCAGGTTGGTGTCTGCTGACCATGACACCGCTTAAGGGCTTTACGTGGGTTCACCGCGCGTTCATCGCAGACCCAGAACCAGGATCGGCGGTGTTCTTCTTGCACGGTGGCGACAATCCGCACATCGACCAGGCCAAGCGCGCGCGGCTGTTGCGCGGTGTCAATGAAGGCGAGCGGGCAGCGCGGGACCGCGGCGAGTTTACGCAGTTAGAAGGGCGCGTTTTCACCGAGTGGTCACGACCGGCGCACGTTGTGCAATCTCACGCGGTGCCCGATGATTGGCCGCTATACGCGGGCTGGGACTTCGGAACCAGGGCACCTACGGCGATTGTTCTGTGCGCGCTGGACCCGTCGGACGATACGCTACACGTTATATCGGAAGTGTACCAGGCACAGCGCACGACCAAAGAAAACGCGGCCGCCTATCGGCGCATGTTGGCAGGGCGCGAGGTTGAGTGGTTGGTTTGCGACCCCGAAGACAAGGCCGCGCGGATGGCATTAGGCCGGGAGTATGGCGTGCCCAACATACCAGCAAAGAAGGGCCCCGGCTCAGTGCGGAAGGGCATCAACGATCTATCTGAACGGCTAGCCATTAACCCAATCAGCGGACGGCCGGCGCTCGTGGTGCATGACTGTTGCACCAATCTAATAAGGGAGATCGAAAGCTATGTATGGGCCCCAACCCGAAGCGGTGAAGTAAAAGACGCACCTGCCCCACGTCAGCAGGACCACGCGATCGACGCCTTGCGCTATCTGGTTTCGCGCCTGGCTGGATCGTCGTTTGGCGTAGGGTAAAAACAGAAATTCTAAAAATTCCCAATTGCCTAAAAATTCTAAACCGCCTACACTGGCCACGTGGGCACTAACGATCTAACGATTCGGAACGGTTGGTTTGCGCGCGTTTTGCGTGCGCTGTCCCTTGTTGATGTCAAAGACGACGGCACAACCACCCACGTCGCCGGGTCCGATTTCGTCAACGCCTACGCCTCACGGCCGGACTACTCGCAACTAAACAGCATGTCAGCGCTTGCGGCGTTTCCATGGGTCCGCGCGTGTGTTGATGCCATAGCTTCCGAGATCACCAAGTTACCAATTCGAGCCATTAGCGGGCGCGGCGTCGATGCTGTAACCGTTGAAGATCACCCGGTGCTGGATCTGTTAGAGCGTCCATCCTCGCGGGTATCGGGGATCCTGATGCGTCGGCAGTTGGTGACTGACCTGGCGCTAACCGGGAACGCGTACCTTCTGATTGGCGGCAGCCCAGAGCCCCGCGCGTTGATTCGATTGCACCCGGAACGAATGCGAATCATACCCAGCGCCGACGGGCAGCCGGCCGAGTATGAACACGACGGCCACGGCAACGTCACCCGCTACGGGTTCGACCAAGTTCTGCACATTCGGAACACGTCATGGAGCGCCAACCCGAGTAACCTATACGGGTCTGGGGCGATTCAGGCGCTACACAATGACCTAATGACGGACCTTGCAGCGTCTAAACTGGCGGCTGAAAGCGCCGAAACAGGGCTTCCGACTGGCATCCTTAGCCCCTCCGAAGAGGGCGACCGATGGACCCAGAACCAAATTAAGCAATTGCGAGAAGGCTTTGAGAAGCAACTCAAAGCGAAGTCGGGCACCGTAATTTTGGGGGCAGGTGTTGATTATCGCCAGGTATCGCAAACCCTCCGAGATATGGAGTATCAAAACACGCGATTAATGGCCCGTGAGGCCGTCTTGGCTGCCTTTGGTGTTCCTCCGGTAGTCGTAGGGCTACCCAACGCCAACTTCGCCACAGCGCAAGCGCAGCGCCGACAGTTCGCAGAGTCGATACAAGCCAAGGCCGCGCAGATTGACAGCGAGCTAACGCGCCTTGCGCGGATGTTCCCCGATTCGGATAGCGTCCGCATCGTTCACGATTTCGCCGAGGTAGACGCGCTCCAGGAATCACGCACTGAACGCGTCAACCGGGTGCAGTCGTGGTATTTCATGGGGCTACCGTTGGCCGATGCCGCAGCGCTTGAAGGGTTCGACGAAATCGACGCTAACGACATTGAGCCCGAACCAGTCGAAGACGAGCCCGAACCGCAAACCGAAAGCCTGATCCGTTTAATGTGCGACGACGACAAGGCCGAACCCGTTACGCGTTGGCTGTCAGACGACGTCCAGACCATGGATATGGAGACAGCCGACGGCCGCAACGCGGTTTGGCGTAACTTTATTAACAAGGTGCAGGGCCCCGGTGAAAAGCGGTTAGCCGCCTTGACCCGTAAGTATCTGAGGCAATACGGCGCGCGCGTGGCAACTCGATTTGAGAAGCACACACCACAGGGCAAGGGCGTAAAGCGGTCGATCGATTCGGTGACGTTAGACAAAATCCTTGACGTCGCTCTTGAAACGCAAGAGATCGCGCGGGTGCTGCTGCCAACGTACCGAATGATTCTGCAACGGTCATTGCTTGAGGCCTACCGCACCATCGACCTGGACGCCGGCATCGACCCGCAACGCATCCAAGAGGCCGCAAACGCTGAGGTCTTGCGGATGACGCGGCAAATTCAAGCGACCACCAGCGACCAAGTAGCGGCCATCCTTCAGGACGGGTTCAGCCAAGGCGCATCAATTGCCGAAATCCAAACCAACCTGGTGCAGTCGTCAGCGTTCAGCCCACAACGGGCGCTGACCATCGCACGCACTGAGGCGACACGGTTGGCCAATCAGGGCGCGGCTGACGGTTACCGCGAGGCCGAACGGCTCGGGATTGAACTTGAAAAGCAGTGGCTACACAGTCGCGACGAAAAGGTCAGAGATTCACATCGAGAGCTAGAGGCGAAAGGATGGATTCCGCTAAATGCTCCATTCGAAAGCCGGGGAAGCCTTGCCGATGTTCCCGGTGGTTTCGGAGTTGCTCGCGAGGACATCAATTGCCGCTGCACTATAGTATCCAGAAGGGTGAAGAAATGAACGCCAAATTCAAAACGCTAATTTGCAAAGCCTCCAAAGACACCGACGGGACAATTACCGCCGTCGCATCTACGCCAGACGTCGATCGTTATGGCGACGTGGTGGCCCCGTCCTGGGACCTGGCAGCGTTTAAGGCTAATCCCGTAATTATGCACGGCCACGATTATGATGGGCCGGTAGTCGGGCGCGCGTTGGAGATCGAATTGGTCGGTGAGTCGCTGATGATGTCGGTTGAGTTTGATGAAAGCGACACCAACCCAGTTGGCCAGCGAATCGCTAACCAGTTTCGATCGGGCTTTATGTCGGCGTTCAGCGTTGGATTCGCACCCGGCAAGAGCACGCCACGCGCGGAACTACCCAAAGACCACCCGGCCTACGTCGAAAAAGGCGCGGGCCAATACTTCGAGGAAAACCAATTGCTTGAAGTTAGCGCGGTGGCCATCCCTGCGAACCCTCACGCGTTGGCAGTACGCGCCAAGCGCTGGGGCCTGGATGTCGGGCCGACTGTTACGGACAGCATCATAGAGGCCCAAAAGCACGTTCTAAGCGTTGAAGACAACGGAGAAACCGTCGTTGTGACTTATGCCAAGATGCCAGCCGAGGAAGCCGAAGAGCCAGAAGCGCACGACGACGAAGCGCCACCGGAAGCGGAAGCAGAAGAAGAGCGCTACGGCTACGATGACGAGGACGAAGAGAAGGCGCAAACGTTGCGATCAATTGTACGGTCGGAACTGCTGGCGCTGATGGGCGACCAAAACGACGAACCAGCGCAAAAGGCAATCGACTGGTTCACAGACTCACAACCCGCCAACAAGTCAGACGACTTCGCGGCACTTTTCAACGAGGCCGAATAGGCCACCAGTCCACTAGGAGATCACACCATGGACATTCAAACGAAGAGCGACGCTATTAAGGTCCTGGCGGACATGAAAGCCGAGCAAAAGCGACTCTCAGAGTCAAACCGCGAACTGACAGAAAACACCATTCAAAAGATGGCTGCAGACCTGAAGGACGCCCAACAAAAGATCGCCGAATTGGCCGCGCCAAAAGTCGAAGCAGTTTCCGAAAAAGAAGCCACCCTTCGCCAGCACGTCCGCGAAGACGGATCGATCGACGTTGCCGGCCTCATCAACGACGAAGCCGATCGCGGTGAATGGCACGCAGAATTCAAGCGCATCGTTGACGATCGCAACTTCTGCCGGATGCTGACCAAGGACGGCAAAGGCTCCGACAAGCTCGAAGCCAAGATGCACGAACACATCGCAAAGGCTCCGGCCATGATCAAGAGGGCATTTTCGGATGCCGGATCAGTAGGAGAAGATTTTATCCCGGATCTTCTTCTGCCTGAACTGCACAAAAAGCTTTACGTGCCCACAGCACTTGAAGCGGCGTTCCCTGCTTTTGAAATGAGCGGGAAAGAATTGCGGGTGCCGTTCGCATCTGCAGCCGTGGCCCCGTATCTCAAAAATTCAGCAACTTGGTCGAGCATTAGCGCCACCGATGACACCACCAGCCAAATCAGCGCCACCGCAAAGTCATTCGCGGCCCGTATTACGGCCGATGAAGACACAGTAGCCGACTCGATTGTGCCGGCAATGGGTTACTTCCGTGACTCGCTGTTGGACGCGTTGCAGTCCGGCGTTGAGGATGCGATCCTGAACTCTGATACAAATTCCACGCACGCCGACATCAACACAACCGGGTCGCCCCGTCTGTGGAACGCTTCCGGGCGTTGGAACACATCAAGCGTAGCATCCACAGCAGCGGATCACCGTCGTTCGTGGGTAGGTCTTCGCGCACTGGCTAACGACCGAGCAACGGCTCGTGACGCTAACGCCATGACCTACGCCGACATCATGACCACACGGGCCACACTCGGCGCTGGATATCAGGCAGCCGGGGATCTCGTGATGATCGTTAGCCCGGTCGTTATGACGAAATACCTGCTTCAACTTGCCGAAGTTAAGACCTTAGATGTCTTTGGTCCAAATGCACCGATTTTGAGTGGCAGTCTAGCCAAGCTCGGGGGAATGGACGTCTTAATTTCGGGCTTTATGACTCAGGATCTTAACGCTTCCGGTAACTACGACGGCAGCACCACAACCAAGACCGGCTATGTCATCGCACACCGCCCCTCGATCCGCATGGGCAACTACAAGCCACAAACCGTGGACGTTGACCGCGAGATCACCAAGGGCCAGATCGAGATCGTCGCAACCCGTCGCTGCGCCCTCGTCGATATGTCCGGCGGCAACAAGTGCGTTGCCTACGGCTACAACGTCGCTACCAGCTAAGGAGCCATCATGCCGATTCTACTGTTCAAAGGTTTTCCACATCTTAAGGTCTACAACGGCCCCGGCGTTTACGTCGAAGCCGGTAAAGAATGCGAGGTATCTAACGAGAAAGCGGCCTATCTGCTGGACACGTTTGGGAATGCCTTTGAGGCAGTGGGATCGGCTGTGGCCAAGCCTAAGAAGTCACGCGCCGTAAAGTCACCAGCCAAAAAGCGCCCAGCAGCTAAGGGGGAAAAATGAAACTCATTAGCAGCAAGCGCGGCGAATGGCCCAACGGCGTACACTGGACACCCGGTGAATGCCGCGAGATTGACGTTCCAAAGGGCGTCGATGTCCCGGCATGGCTTACCCCCGCCAAGGCGAAGAAAACCGCCAAGGCAAAGGGAGCCGAATAGTGGCAATCATGACGGCAGCCGAGGCGCGTCTTTACGTGCGAACGATCAGCGGAACCGGGGAGGACACCACCCTGAACACGCTGATCAGTCGTGCCGACGCGTCTATGGCTGCCGCCATCGGTCTACCGCCACCCACAGCGGGCGGGATTCCTACATTGGAAGACACCGCACACACGTTCTATCTCACCGGCGAGGGTGGGCAGGAATTGCGGATCCCCTACTCGCCCATCCAATCAATTACAAGCATTCACGACAGCGACGATCGGACGTATGGATCGGGCGACTTGGTAGCGGCATCCGACTACGAATTGTACGGCCTTGAGGGTATCGTTCGACTGAAGGACAACAGTACCCACGGGTATTGGACGACCGTTCCCAGGGGAATAAAGGCTGTCGCCGTTATTGGCTGGACGTCGATCCCCGAAGACATCAAACACGCGGCCGGCTTACAGGTGGCCTACTGGTTCAAAAACCGTGACCATATTGGGTACACGTCGGTCAATCAGGGCGGCGGCACTATCCAGATCCAGCAGATGGGACTGTTGCCGGAAGTGCGGCAAATGCTGCGGCCGTATCGGCAGCCGTCCACGTGGGTGGGCTAATGGCTACCATTACGCTGGAACAGTTTAACGATCGCCTGTCGGACATGGTTAGGACGGGCGAACTCGGTCAGGCCTTGCACCGAGCGACCGCTGAGGTAGGGATCCTTGCCGTTGAGTTTACACAGCGCGGTTACCTAAGGGGGCCACGCCCGGAAAGATTGGGGCGGGTCACGGGTGCGCTGGCGCGGTCTATTCGATTCAAAACCCGACCGACAAAGAGCGCGATCTTTATGTCGCTTACCGGCGGTGGCGGTCCTGAAGGCGTCGACTATGCAAGGAAACACGAATTGGGCGAAGGCATCCGCCCGCGGCCGTTTTTGCGTCCAGGGCGGGACGATGCAGTAGAGCACGCACCGCG